CGTCAGGTCCGCGTCAGCGTCTCCAGCCCGGAGGCTCTATTGTTGTGGTGATGACCCGGTGGTCTCAACGGGACTTGACCGGGCAGGTCTTGCGTGCATCCGCTGCGCGTAGCGGCGAGGAGTGGGAGGTCATCGAGTTCCCGGCCATCTTGCCCTCGGGCAATCCGCTGTGGCCGCAGTTCTGGTCTATTGAGGAGTTGGAGGCGCTGCACAACGAGTTGCCCAACGCCAAGTGGCAGGCGCAGTACCAACAGAACCCGGTGGGTAACGAGTCAGCTATTGTGAAGCGAGACTGGTGGAAGTGGTGGGAGAAAGAGACCCCGCCCCAGTGTGAGTACATCCTCCAGACTTGGGACACGGCGTTCGAGAAGAACAACCGGGCCGACTACTCCGCTGGGACAACGTGGGGAATTTTTAACCTCGACGAGGACAAGCAAGACAAGCACATCATTCTATTGAATACATATAGGAAGCGGGTTGAGTGGACCGACCTCAAGCGCGACGTGCTGCGGGAGTACAACGAGTGGGAGCCGGACGGGGTGCTGATTGAGAAGAAGGCTACCGGTGCGCCGTTGATTATGGAGCTCCGGGCAATGGGTATACCTGTGCAGGGGTACACACCGGGCAAGGGCCAAGACAAGATTGCTCGTCTCAACGCAGTATCAGACATAATCGCCTCGGGAAAAGTATGGGTGCCACAAACACGGTGGGCGGAAGAACTCGTGGATGAAATTGCGGAGTTCCCGTCCGGTCAGCACGATGACTTGGTTGACGCAACAACGCTGGCACTTATGAGGTTCAGGCAAGGTGGATTTCTCCGACTGCCCAGTGACGAGCCGGAAGAGATTCAATATTTCAGACGCCGCAATGAGCGGTTCTATTCAGTCTAACGCGAAGGAAAAGTATGGCTACGAGTTCAATGGATAAAGCCCTGTACCAAGCCCCCGTGGGTTTGTCAGAGATGATGGACGTACCAGAGGTTGAGATTGAGATTGAAGACCCGGAGTCTTTGAGTATCAGTATGGGGGACGTGGAGATTGACCTCAAACCCCAGAAAGAAACTGCCGAGGACTTTGATGCAAACTTGGCCGACTTCATGAACGACTCGGAGCTTGATGCTCTGGGTAACGATTTGGTTGACGATTTTGTCAAGGACGGCATGGACCGTAAGGACTGGATTAAGACCTACATCGACGGGCTGAAGCTGCTGGGCCTGAACTACGAAGAACGGACTGAGCCGTGGCAAGGTGCATGTGGTGTGTTCCACCCGATGCTAACCGAGGCAGTTGTGAGGTTCCAGTCCGAGGCAATGATGGAGACCTTCCCGGCGATGGGGCCGGTGAAGACGCAGATTGTGGGTGAGACCGACCTGCTGAAGGAAGAGTCTGCTGCCCGTGTCCGTGAGGACATGAACTATCAGCTTACCGAGGTGATGACCGAGTACCGCCCGGAGCACGAGAAGATGCTGTGGTCACTGCCGCTGGCGGGCTCTGCGTTCAAGAAGGTCTACTACGACCCAAGCAAAGGTCGTCAGATGGCGATGTTTGTCACCGCCGAGGACATCGTCGTGCCGTACGGGGCCAGTAGCTTGGAGACTGCCGAGCGGGTTACGCACGTCATGCGTAAGACCAAGAATGAAGTGTTGAAGCTGCAAGAGGCTGGGTTCTATAGAGATGTGGACCTCGGTGAGCCATCCATGGAGTTGGACGACATTGAGAAGCAGAAGGCCGAGGAGCAGGGCATGACCGCCTTGCAAGACGACAGGTTCCGCTTCCTTGAGATGCACGTTGACTTGGACTTGGCTGGGTTTGAGCACAAGAACAAGAAGGGTGAGGCCACGGGCATCGCGTTGCCGTACGTGGTGACGTTGGAGAAAGCCACCCGCAAGGTTCTGGCCGTCCGCCGTAATTGGTACGAGGACGATGAGCTCCACACCAAGCGCCAGCACTTTGTGCACTATCAGTACATCCCCGGCTTCGGCTTCTATGGATACGGTCTTATCCACTTGATTGGTGGCTACGCCCGCAGTGCGACGATGCTCATCCGTCAGTTGGTGGATGCAGGTACGCTCTCTAACCTGCCCGGTGGCTTGAAGTCCCGTGGTCTGCGTATCAAGGGCGACGACACTCCCATCCAGCCGGGCGAGTTCCGCGATGTCGATGTGCCGAGCGGCTCTATCCGTGACAACATCTTGCCCCTGCCATACAAGGAGCCAAGTCAGGTTCTGTTTGCGCTGTTCCAGAACATCGTCCAAGAGGGGCGGGCGTTTGCATCCAGCGGTGATATGAACGTGTCCGACATGAGCACTAACGCTCCGGTTGGTACTACTCTGGCTCTGTTGGAGCGCACGCTCAAGGTGATGACGGCGGTTCAGGCCCGCATCCACTACTCGATGAAGCAGGAGTTCAAACTCCTCAAAGTCATCATCGCCGACTACACCCCGGATGAGTATGAGTACGACCCAGTTGATGCCAACCGCCGTGCGAAGAAGGAAGACTACGACGCAGTGGATGTCATCCCGGTCAGTGACCCGAACGCAGCAACGATGGCGCAGAAGATCGTGCAGTACCAAGCGGTACTCCAGCTTGCCCAGTCAGCCCCGCAGCTTTACAACTTGCCTCTTTTGCATCGCCAGATGATTGAGGTCTTGGGCATCAAGAACGCCGAGAAGCTTGTGCCGGTGGATGACGACGCAGTGCCGATGGACCCCATACAGGAGAACCAGAACGTGCTGATAGGTAAGCCGATCAAGGCGTTTATGGAGCAGAACCACCAAGCGCATATACAAGTGCATATGTCTGCGATACAGAACCCCAAGATTCAGCAGATGCTCCAGATGAACCCCGCAGCCCAAGCCATCATGGCCGCAGCTATGGCACACGTCAATGAGCACGTTGCGTTTGAGTACCGCCGACAGATTGAGCAGGCGATGGGCATGGCCTTGCCGTCCGAAGAGCAGAACAAGCAGGTGTCTCCTGAGTTGGCCGACCAGATTGCGATGTTGGCTGCGCAGGCGTCTCAGCAACTACTCCAACGTGACCAGCAAGCAGCCCAGCAACAGCAGGCTCAGCAGAAGATGCAGGACCCGGTGGTCCAGATGCAGATGCAAGAACTCCAGCTACGTCAGCAGGACTTGGAGCTTAAAAAGCAAAAACAAGCAACGGACGCTGCGGCCAAGGCCGACCAGATTGAGATTGAGAAGTCTCGCATAGCGGCCCAGAAAGAGATCGCCGCTATGCAGGTAGGCGCTACCGCAGCCGCTGCACGGGACAAAGTTCAGAAGCAGCAACAGACTGAAGGCGTTCGTATGGGCGTGGAGATTGCCAAGCACAAGGCCCAGATGGCAGTGCAGAACGCACAGCGCATGTCGCAGCAGAAACAACCACCTAAGAAAGGGTAATCATGGATAACGACCGGGTATTTAGTTACCTTGCGAAAGAGATTGAACAATTACGTACCGACCAAGTTGCATTTTTAGCAACGGGTCGAGCAAACGATTTTGCCGAGTATCGGCATGTCTGTGGAGTCATCCGGGGTCTGACTCATGCGGAAACCATCGTTAGAGACCTCGTGCAAAGACTGGAGAAAATTGATGACTGAATTTGATGTTGCCGCTGTGGACTTGTCTGGCATTCTTAATACGAGTACAGAAGACAAAGCCAAGCAGTTGCCTGACCCTAAAACCTTCCAGCTACTGTGCGTTGTCCCAGAAGCCATGGAGGAATATGCGGACAGTGAAGTTGGGTTGCTTAAGGACAGCAAGACCATGCACTACGAAGAAGTACTGACCCCAGTATTGTTCGTGGTCAAGATGGGCCCCGATGCGTTCCAAGACAAAACCCGGTTCCCTAGCGGACCGTCGTGCAAAACAGGTGACTTCATCATTTGCCGACCCAATTCAGGCACCCGCTTGAAAATCCATGGGCGTGAGTTTCGACTCATTTCCGACACCTCAGTTGAGGCAACAGTCGAAGACCCGCGTGGCATCAGCCGCGCTGCATAAGGAGTAATGTATGGCTGAATACGATGATTTTGAGTTTCCTGATGAGAAGGAAGCTAAAGCCGCTGCTAGAGCAGAGGAAAAGTTTGAGGTGGATATTGAAGACGATACTCCAGCCCAAGACCGTGGTCGCAAGCCCGCGCCTCCGGTTGATGACCCCACCGATGATGAGTTGTCTTCCTACGATGAGAAAGTCCAAGCGCGTATCAAGAAGTTCACCCGTGGGTATCACGATGAACGCCGCGCTAAGGAAGAAGCTCTGCGCGAACGCGAAGCTGCTGAGACTTTTGCCAAGCAGGTGTTTGCAGAAAACAAGCGCCTCCAGCAACAGCTATCTACTGGCAGTAAAGCCTATATCGAACAGTCCCAGTCCAACGCGGAAAATGAACTTGCTTCAGCTAAGAAGAAGTACAAGGACGCGTACGAAGCTGGGGATGTAGACGCGCTAACCGAAGCGCAAGCTGAGATTGCCTCAGCAACCCTTAAGATTGACAAGACGCGCAATATGCGCCCTGTCGAAGTTGAGGAACGGGAATATACCCCCACGCCAGATGCTGCACCGCAGCAACAGAAACTTACCCCCCGCGCTCAGAGATGGGCCGACGACAACCAAACATGGTGGGGTAAAAATGAAGAAATGACAATGACCGCTATGGGCGTTGACAGAAGGTTGCAAAAGGAGTATGGTGCTGACTATGTGGGTAC